GTTTTCTCGGACAGAAAGGCTTCTGTCTCGCCCCGTAGTAAGGGCGCGCGTGCGATAACAGCTCGCTGTCGTGGTTAAGTGTGTTAAGGTTCACCGAGACCTTGGAGTTTGTGTTTGCTGCACGTTAAATATAGCGCCGTGGTCCCGAGGGGCATGATCGGGTACTCCAAGGTCTTTCACACTTATTCATTACAGCGGGCTTAACAGCTTGCGAGAGTAGAGGATTGTTAATAACGTTAATAGGATCCTAGGGCCTGGTGAGCCCGACCGTACGGTCACAACCACCAAACCCCCCCCACTATTCGCTCTTTTGAGTTTAAACAGCTTACGATTTTTCTATAAAATCATCATGGCAAAACAACCCTCATTGACGGCCGCTGCTAGTACCAGCGGTCCCCGGAGGTATCCAAATAGTGAAGCACCCTTGGCTTTTGGATCGGCAAACTACGTTACACCGCCAGTTTTTGGTGGTGATGGTGCGGTATCTGCAGAACACAAGGGGTCAGTAGCAGATACATTAGTGGGCAGGACACGGATCGAAAACCCCGACCTCACGGTCGTGGTAAGTAGTGAAGGAAAGGGTGCAGAGGGGTCAGATGAAAACTGCCCCGAACAGTCACATGACAGGTGTTACGAGGCGAGCGATAGCTTGCACGTTTTCATCTGCACCATGTGTAAAGAGCTTAGGAGTTTGAGGCCTATATTCCAAAGACAGTCATCTTATGATGACTGCCTAGATTGGAGTGGGGGAATCCTCCAAAGCATTAAATCAATGAAGGATATGGTCCTGGTGGTTCAGCGAATTACCCACACTAGGACCATGGGAGAAATTTCAATTCCGGAAGGCAGGCTTGTGAGCTGCTTTTTGCACGGTGAAATGATTGGCAATCGCAAGGACGCATACTTGTATGGTTTTGTAAATTATTGTTCCACCATGTTGGATTGCATGCTCACGAAGGGGGGCACGGAATTTTTCGGTGAATCCACGGTTGGTCTTTTCGGTTACATGTTGTCGGGTTTGGTGGACGACATCGTCACCGAGGAAAGGTCAAGTTACGCTAAGTGCCTACAGGCGGCAAAGTGGAGGGCGGGACTCCCGGGATGTGTTGAGAGGTGTGCCCAGTTGGATGGGGTACCTAAGACATCCACACTTTTGCACGCCAAATTGACAAAACTGGTCGGGTTGGTCGACGAGTCGGAGAAGGTTCATGAAGAACTCGTCGACGGTGAGTACTACGGTCACAGGACCCGGTCTGCTTACAACGCATATGTCAAGTTGGTATTTAAGATATACAAAATAAGCGACACGGTCCTAGGTACCAATGACTTGGTGCGGTTGAAATTTAGATTCACCACCTCAGACAAACCCGGCATCTCGTTGACAAAACGATTCAGGGACTACAAAATAGGTAACAGGGAACTTGGTTCACTCCATAACAAACTCAGACTTTTGCGCCGCAATGCCGTTGGTAAATCAAGATCTATGACAAGAATCAGGGATTCATTGTTTTACCATACGGTTCGTCATGTATTGGGTCATTTCTTAACTTATGACATGGTCATTAAGGTAATGAAGATGGACAAACATGTTGTGGCCGGGGCAACGCATTACAGGACGATGAAGTCCGGTCTTGTCGGGTACCCTTATAGATATGACCATGGGTTAATTGTCGACTTTGTTGGTCACATTAGGGTGAAAGTGAGCATTGCGCCTGGATTCCATAACAATTGGAGAGCACAGGAACCGATGTGGTTCAGGGTGACCAACTACACCACTATCATGCTCATAGAGAATACGGTGAAACGTATACTGTCAATGAAAAACCTTAGGATATTAGTCAATGGGAACTATGTTAAGGGTGATACCAGGATATGTGACCTTGATGGCAATGTTGAAATTACCATTTCTTTTTTCTTACCTGGTGGTATGGACTGTGATGATTCAAGGGGTGATGCCACGACGTGCATCAAATGCGATCAATTGACCTGGTGGGAAAGCATGCATGATTCGCAGGTGTGCGCTGATTGCCATTGGATTGATAGTGTTTGTCATGAGACCCCTGTGCATCTCCAAAATGGGTGTGGCACCGATGATGACTGGATAGGGTCGATCAACACGTATTTCGGACAGAGTGAGGGGCTTGCCATCTCTTTTAATGAGTACCCGATTGCACATGTTGGTGCGCCCGCGCGGTCGCGTGTGCGTCAAGAACAGGCACTTTCCATCTGGCGTATGGTCTACGCCAGACGAAGAAACGGTGAACGAACCATCCGCAAATCTTGGGCCTTTGATGTGTGGTTAGGCGTTGTTAACAACCATCGTGGTGAAATAACGTCCGAACCTCTGAGCAAGGTTGAGTTCATGCGGATCATTTGCAACGGACTCAGGAGGGCCAAGCATGACGCCTTAGTCTGCAACGGGCCCGAAAATTTGGGCGTTGATGCACGCGACCTCGTGGATGTGTTTCGCAGAGACACGGACCCGGAACTAACCACCACCTCCGCGGATCTTAAGGATGAACCTGGTTTTGGGTTGTTCACGACGGATGATAAGGGTGGCGTTGAGTTCGGCAAACATTTCCAAACACTCAGGGATATTGACGACGCGGTTACCAATTGCGCGAGCGGTATCTCCGACCAGTTGTCCGGGTGCTTGCAGAATGCTGGTGAAGGTATTTCCCATGGTTTTAGTTCTTTTTACACTGCTGCTCTGAGCCAACCTAGGGACTTTTGGCAGCGACTGGTGATAACCAGTTCCGTTGGTGCGGCCGTCACCTACGTCACTGGCTCACCAACCTTGGGTGTCATTGGCTCAACCACAACACATGTTATATTGGAAATACACGACCGATCTAAATCCTTTGATGCGGTCAACACAACTGCGGCTACTGGTGTCAACAGGGCTTTAATTAACCACGTGCTCGCGTTTGGATCACTGTTTGATAGTAACGGGGATGATGACGGGGTTGGAGGCTTAGGCGGTTGCGTCAGTGATGACAGTGTTGTTGACAGTACTGAGGACAGTGACAGGTTCGGCGGAAGGGCAGCCGCAATGTTGGGAGGGACTGAATACTTACTCAACCCCGACCCCAGAATGTATGATGGTCTTTTATCCGGCGGGCCCGGTCAGTTACTTGATATAAATAAACCAGTGCTTATTGGGTGTTTTGACCCGCTCATGACTGGTAGTAACTGCGTCAGGGCTGACTACCGATATGGTAAGATAGAGCACCTGGACGGTAACTTCATGCACACCGTAGTCAAACGCGACGGAGTGTATGCGATAGAGTATTGTGAAAGACTTGGTGGTAAGGTGACGTCGGTAACACCGCCCAAGTTGAGTAGACCCCTTAGTTTTGGAAAGGACCCGGATGGGCTTAATTACGTTCGGCACGAGTTTCTTGGTTTTGAGTACGCCACATCTGTGGTTAGTGTTAGTTGTGTTAGGGTTGGTGACTTCACGTATTCGCACGTTGTCCCACGAGCGAGGTGGTATTTATTTGGTGGTTTCATCAGGATGTTGGTCCCTCATCCCGAGGTGGGTTACTACGACCCTTCACCGAACATACTAGAATCAGACCTACTCATCAGTAGGAGGTGCGACAACGGTGTAGCTACCACATCCATAGGGCGTATCAATGGTTACGCCAGCTGCGTGATCCATTCGGACGTTTATGACCACATCGTTGAACTCTGCAGAACCCACGTGTCCATCAACACCCTCAGGAGTTCTATTCGGCAGTTTTGTGAAGACCATGGGATTGACGAACCAGGACAATCTCTGGATGCCGGTATGTTGGCGGCTATTCTTAGGGCAAAACTGGTGCTCGGTGAGGTCCAATACACTGGCATAATAACACCCAACGTAAGGCACATTCTCGTACCGAGCATGGAGGATTATGAGATTGAAAGTTACGCCAATATGAACGGTCATTGTTGTGCGGATTTCTTTAACCTTGACCCGTCCTTGGGTGGACAGGCCTTTAGCCTACCTGATAAGAAATCAAAACTCACATGCGCTTCGGCCATTGCTGGTCGTGTTAATTACACGACCTGTTTGAGGATGAAACCCTTTTTGCCTGGGGGTTTTGGTTTTTTCGACAAGCAAGACATTACAGCATGGTACTGCCTGATCGGGAAGGAATTCATTGACATGTTTGTTGATAGTCACTCACTGGCATTTGTGGCAGAACCTGATGATGTCCTGATCGACCTGAGACCTGAACAAATCAACAAGCACATGCAGGTTTCACTTGATCCCAAGGCCGTTGATGGTACGTCCCAGGCGCACCTAAAAGATGAGGTGGGCAATGGTAAACATGGCCGTGTCATCACGGAGGTCAGGAGTTTTTGGCTTCAGTTGCTTTGTTGGACTTTGTCCAGGCTCTTTAAAGAGCATTGCCCAGCATACTGTTTCAGGGACAATGCCAGTGTTGATGAGCACATCACAAATTTGTACAACGCATTCGATGAGATATTGATCGTGATCGATCTTAAGACTTATGACGCTAGTCAAAATGCGCTGTTTAAGATTTACGAGATGTTACTTTCCACGTGTCCGTTCCACAAGGAAGATTGGTGCAAAATCGGTGATGCTTTGGAGGCCGAGAAATTCAACATGGTCAAGATGTACGGCAAGAACTGGCGCATAGTTTACAATTCGTTGCTAAGTAAGATGTCCGGAGCATTCAGCACGAGTTTGTTTAACACTGGCGGGATGATCATGGTCACATATGTTGCATATCGCACCAAAAGGCGCATGGAGCCTAAGGAGGCATACGCCAAAGCCATGCAAAATGCACACGGCGGGGATGATGCGATTATAGCTGATATCACGTTTGAACAGATATCCAACGTAGGTGAGCCCTTTGGTATGATGTTCACACTCGAAAACACATTGCTAAGGGGGGACTTAACCACCCATAAACCTATGAAATTCCTAGGCCGTGTCTTATCCAGTGAGTCAATAAACAACATCGGGTTGCCCGTTGTTTCTGTCCTTGACGCTGTGAGAGCGTTAAAGACTCTGCCTAATTACAGGAAACCTGGTGTTAAGGACATCAGGCTGGCTGAGACCCTGTATCCAAACAAATCGTGCGATGACCATCAAAAGATTGCTGCTTTCATTGATAAGATGGCCAATGTTATAATGTCCGGGAAGAATACCCCGGTCATTTATAAGTTGGCAATTCGAACAGTTGAAATTATTAATGAGACAATATCGATCAGTGCTGAAGAATTATGGATCAAAGGCTACGACCCAAAAAAGTGGAGGTACGCCAATACTAACGGGTGCTTAATTGATGATGATCCTTACTGCACTCAACGTCGAGCACCTGATAGGGATGATGGGGAGTTTTTGCAAGACTTCAACGACGAGTTAGAAGCTATGTCCCCACCCCGTTACTTTAGGCACGACCACTTCGCTGAACACCTCGCTAGGGCTACCGGTGTTTGGGATCTCATGCACCTGCCAAAAATGGTGCAGTTTGAGGGTGATGATGAAACTGATGTCTTAAGGAAGCAATTCTTTGAGGACACCATAGTGGCCGATGGTGACGATGTTGTTGACGAAATACCAGGGAAGATCCGGGAAGACCACAACAAAACCACGCTATTACTTCATCAAAACCAAAGCGACAATGAGTCGGTGGATGATGATGTTAGTGACTTTGCTAGGTGTATCAGTAGCGAAACGGAGGAGTTGAGGGCAGTCGCCGAGGAGACCCAGAATCTGATGGAGGATGATAGTAACACACTCAGTAAGGACATGAAAAAGGCCATAAAGAATGCCAGGTACCAAATCACAGATGTCTTCGGTCGCATCATAACGAATGACATTAGCCCCAAGGACTATATTGATCCTTTCATTATTGGTGGAAGGTGTTGTGGTTTCAGTGAGGCATCTGGCTACGCACCTAGACCAGCAGGTTCCTTCGAAATTAAGACTCTACAATGCGCTAGGGGTGTCGGTTGTAAAACACATAACTTCTGGAACGATGAGAACGGTAACCGTTGTCAGGAACAGGGTGTATTTTATTTCCAGGCAATTGACCTTGAAAATGCGGACACGAGGAGTGCAAAATCTACCAGCTTCGTGGACAAACTCCCCAAGATTTGCTGGGCTTGTAAAGCATTCTTCGCCAGTCTCAAGCGCGTGCAGCCGCACGGTGGCAGAGGCGATCGCAGTGTCGCAGATTGTGACGACGGTAAGGCACAACACCCTGCAAAAATAAAAGGCAAAGGCAAAGGCAAGGGATCTCAACCTCATGGCACTGGTAAGGGGGCTGGTTTCATCAAACCCCGACCAACCACCAGCGGTGGCCCTGCTGCCTGGTCCGAGGGCCAAAAAGAAAATGATAAATAATGGTTTGGGGCGTGGCCAGTCCGGTTTCCACGCCCCAAACGGTGGCTAAACATTCCCACTAAAATAAGAAATACATTGGGTCCATCCGCTTAATCGGACCAAAACGGCTACCGTACTAAACAAAACGTCGAGAGACTGCACGGCTCCAGCTAACCACGCGCGGGTGGATGCACAGTCCCTGTTGTGATTCAGGCATCCAATACAAATCATATGAATTCAGGAGGCAAGGGTAAAAACAAGACCCAACAGAAAAAGAAAACCCTCCCAAAAAATAAAGGAGCCCAACCTAAGAAACAAGGGAAAACGAAAACCAAACAACCGAAGAAGAACGTTATAGTGAGTGTTGGTTCCCAATACAAGGGAATCAGAGCGATTATGGGTTCTGGAGATTACAGTATAAAAGAAAACAGTATCCACAAGGAATGTGGCGCGTTGCCAATGGGTACGGAAGTCCCTAAATTTACGGTGAACAACCGTTTTACCAGGATCACACACCGCGAGTTTGTCGGTGATGTGATTAGTCCCGGTGACGGACTTCCATACTCTTGCTTAAGGGCTGACGACATCAATCCCACCAACAAGAATTTATTTCCTTGGTTAAGTGGGATCGCCAATTCATTCCAGCAATTCAAATTCAATGGCATGGTCGTCGAGTTTAAGTCATCGACGTCGGATTTTGCCACTGGAGGTGCGTTGGGCACTGTCATAATTTCCACGAACTACAACGCCAATATGCCCATATACCCAACCAAGCAAGCGGCGGAGAATAGTGAATTTGCAGTCTCCGCTAAGCCGTCCCTGTGTCAAATACACAGTATTGAGTGTTCACCGCGTGAACGCCCCACGGAATACTTGTACTTGCAGAGAGATGCACTTGGTGTGGCTGGTGATCCCTTATCCGTAAGTGATAAGCGGCTCACGTCCTTTGGCACCCTACAACTCGGTTGCCAAGGGCTGTCAGCCACCAAGGATGAGGTTTGTGGCGAGTACTGGGTGTCATATGACGTGACATTTCTCAAGCCCGTTATCAATTCACCAGCTGGCTTACCACTCAACTTCTCACAACGTTTCATCCAGAGAGTTTCGAGCACAACCGCTTCTGCGCCCACGTTGTATTTGCCCTTCGGGCAGAACCCCGTGGTTGCTAATGCAGATTACGCAATTATTTCAAACAGTATAGTTGCGGGCGGCACGGCGAATCGCATGACATTTAACCAACCCGGGGCATACTACATGGTCCAACGGTTTGAGAATGCCACGAATTCCCCCACCACTGTGTTGGGAACAGGTGTCACTCAGAGCAATGCAAAATCCTATGCCACCACCATTTCTGGTGTTCCTGGTATAACTACGCATCGATACATGAAGGTTACAGCAGCCGGGGCTACCATGGATTACATATCCCCTCCTAGCTCTGCAAGCACATCAAGCACCAGCATCACCGTGTTTTTGGGGGTTGTTGATGCCGTTATTGACGCTGTTTTGTCATTGTTCTAGGTTTTCGACCAAATGGGGTATATCAATGAGGTAGAAATCACACACATTAAATAAATAAAAACAAAGAACCAAATAGTGCATGTGAATACTACCCTTTCCCCCCCGGGCCAATGAGTTAACATTGGTCCGGCGACCGCGTCAGTCTATTACTCCGCGGGGTACAAATGGAGTTGTTAGCC